CAACAGCACAAACCCATGTAATAAGAATAGAATAATCAATTTCCATGGCCTACTCCTTAAATCTAGTGTACACTTGAAAGAGCCAGTCTACAAGCAGAATGGCAACTAAAAAGCCCCAAATGATAGATAAAGCCCCAATAACATCATAACTAGTCATAAAATCCAGTCTCCTAATGGTAAATCAAGCTTAACTATTGCCCTATTGATTGCACTTGGCCTCATAACCTTGCTGAGCTGCCGCTTAGACTTTTCGTTCGGTGTTTCTGCATGGTTTGGATAGTCTAGAATGGGCCTCGTAGGATTGCATGGGCCATAGACTATCTCAACCGTTGTCGCTTCTCGTAATGGCGTTCGAGGTAATTGACCACGCACTAGGCCAGGTTTAAACGGAATAGGCTTTTTCGCTTTCAATTCAATCCCCCTAAAGTGTACAACAAGGGGGGCAAAGCAAGTTATCTTACCTTGCCCCCTATGCTGTAGACTCTACAGGACTGTTTCAGGGGTTAGAGCAAGCTCTTCTAACCCTTCCATGCCATTCGCAAGTACACTCAAATTGAGCTTGTTAATGCGGACCTGTTTATTGCCAATGGTCAGAATGGTTGGATTGATAGAATAGCTTACACTACCCTTTTCGCTCACACCACTTGGTTTGGCATACAGTGTATGCTCGCCAAGCTTCACTCTCACTGCGCTTGGAAAGTCACCCTCTTGTACTTTGGCAATTGCTGTTGCCTTCTTTTGAAGGCTGAACAAGTGCCTTTCATCCTTGGACATATCAGCCCATTCCTTCTTCTTGCCAGTAGAGCCAGGGATAGCATTGCTTGTGTTTTGCATTGTCATAACGTAACCTCCGGTTTATGTAGGGGCATAATTGCCGCCGATGCTGAGCCGTATCGCAAAGCCTGTGCCAAACGCTAAGCCGTTGAATTTATTCAGTTTGCCTCTGGCATAGTCCTTGCAGCATCGTGCAAAACTGCCACGTTCAATTTTTGAACTGGGGCCTTTTTGGCCACACCCTGCCTGGCATGATTTTTTCCTGGCACAGGACTTGCAAGGTTAGTATTAAAATACTCTCATTTTGGGCTTATAAGGCCATGGAAGAAAACAACCTAGACGATAATGATTCTCTTGACATAGATAGCCTTGGAACTAGTCCGGTACAAGGACGTAAACTCGCTCCAAGTGGTAAGCGTACTCTAGGAGGTAGGCCAGCTTTTGACGCCAAGAAACAAGCTGCCTTTGCCTCACAACCTATTGAACGTAAAGCGGAAATCCTCAAGCGACAATGGGCCAATATAGGGTATATATTGCTCTGCCAAGCTGAACGCTTCTCTCAAAGCGTCACAAAAAAAGACTTTGGCCGCTTAATGCAATTACTCTCAAGTGCTGGAATTGCTTACGATAAAGTAGTCCCCAAGGGTGAAGTACTGGGTAGTCTTACATTCAATCTATTCAAAGGCCTAGAGCCTAGTAAGCTTAATGCTGTGCTAGGGCAGTCACAGCATAGCCCGCAAGCTAATCAGCCCATTACTATTGACAGTACTACTCATACGGTAGAGTAAGTATATTATACCCTTAAGGGTTATTCACTAGGCATTATGCTGTAGCACATAGTAAATACCCTTAGGTAGTAGGCCCTAGGTGCCAACCCCACCCTTGGGCGTGGGTGTCACGCTGGCGTCAGCTGGCAGTCAGGTAAAGACAGATGCATACCAGTATTTCCAGTTATTTTCTAAGTACCTAAGCCCTAGGTGCTTTGAAAGAAAAATATCAAAAATATCTAAAAGGATTCTATGACACTGACACGCTGGGGACGAACAAGCACGCTTGTCCATCAGACAGAGATGTATTGTCCAGGGTGTGGTCAAGCACAGGTATATGTGGACCCTGGCGATCCAGGAGATTACTACGTGGGGGAGACATTTTACTGTATTGCGTGTCATGGGGACTTCACGTTTCAGGGAGTAAATAAATCTACAGATTGGAGAGTAGAATGACATACCGTTGTGTGTATTGTAAGGCTCAGTATGAGCACAGTGAGTCTTATAGTCATAACAGCTACGAATGCCCCAAGGTACGCAAGAAAGCCAAAGCAGGCATCGCAGCAGTATTGGTGTTGAGCATGTTGGGCTTGACAGGCTGTGAGGCCATCAAGGGTCTCATGCCCAAGAGTACGCTGCCTGACAATGTAGACCGTGCTGAGCTTGTGGTGTACATCGGTGAGAAGTCTTACAAGTATGTGTGTTCATTAAGCGAGGACAAGAAGTCCTTGGCTGATTGTGTGGAGGTACAATAATGGACCCGAAGACACTAGCAATGCGGTTTAGTGGAAAGGGCTGGAAGACCTATGTGGCAGGGGCAGTGTTTATCCTCTGGGGTGCGGGTGGTATGTATCTGGGTCTGCACGGTCCTGATACAGCTATTGCTTTCGCTGGTTCTGGCCTTGGTCTTATTGGTATCCGTAATAAGATGGACGATATCGCATTACCGCAAGAGGTCGTCAACAAGTTAAAGGAAGGTAAGTAAGTCATGCCCACAAACGAGAAGCTTGAAGTTGCGATTGCAGACGTTGAACGTCACGAGTTATATTGGCAAGCACTCTCTTCTCGTGTGGGCTCGGTTGAGCAAAGGGTGGCAGCGATAGAAGCCCTGATGGGCACAGTCACTATGACACTACAATCTATCCAGTCCACCCTGGCAGCTGACCGTCAGACAGTCTTTACCAAAGCCTTTGAGAGAGTCCAGCCTGATGTGGTTGGTCCTGTGAGAGTGCCATAAATTATCTATGTCTACACGGTTAGCCCAGATCCTTGACAAAGACGAAGACACTCCATTTGATTGGAATGTCCAGCCAGCTCAGCGAGACTTCTTGCTGACTGACAAGACCTTCAGTTGTTTGTCGGGTGGCTTTGGCACAGGCAAGACCACAGTGTTGTGTGAAAAGGTGGCGTTGTTAAGCTTGGGCATCCCAGGCAACCTTGGCTATCTAGGCCGTATGGATGGTAAAGCCCTTAAGCAAACCACCATGGTCGCACTCGAAGACATGCTCCCTAAAGGCTCATTCACCAAGAATGACCAGAAGGGCATCATGACCTTCAAACCAGAGTATGGTGGAAGCCGTATTGTCTATGGTGACTTCAAGGATCTGGATGACCTCAAGAACCATCCCCTCGGTTGGTTTGGCATTGACCAGATGGAGGAGATTCCAGAGGAAGTCTGGAACTATCTCACAGGGCGTCTGCGTAGGCGTACCCCCATATTGACCCCTGATCGTCGCAAACAGTTTCGAGTCTCTGGCAAGTGTCCCAAGGACAATGGGGGCAGACATTACACCATATTTGGTGAGTTGCATTGTCTATGGTGTAAGGCAACTCTCCCCCCGTTTGACGATAAACCTCGTTCGGCAGATGAGCCTGCCCCTTGGGACCTTATTATTTACAAGCGGTATGGCTTTGGGGTCGCCAACCCCGACAGCCCACAGCATTGGATCTTCAAGTCATTCCCAAATCTTCCTGGTCAGCATGGAGTCTCGATAGGACTCGAAGACTTTGCAGGCTTCCATGCAACAACTTATGATGGCTTACGTGCAGGATTCATTGACTCCAAGTATGTCAAGGACATGGAGAACAAGTACAAGCACGATGCTAAGATGTTTGATAGATATATACTTGGTAAGTGGGTTGCAGCAGAAGGTCTCGTCTACCCTGGCTGGGATCGTGAACGCAAGCTTATTGATTTTTGGAAATCTCGTGGGGATGGCCAACCCAGAAGGTTCAAGTGCCTATGAATACATTGACCATGGCCTTACTGCACCTACCGCAGTGGGTTGGGTGGTGCCAGTTGAATGTGACTGTGGGTGCAATCAAACAGATTACTTCGTTACTGCCGAACACTATGTAGGGGGCCGAGGTGTCGCGTATCATTCGCAGTGCATTAAAGCGATGCGGGCGCAGTTACAGTTGCCCATTATGGCGACGTATCTGGATAGTCAAGCGTTCTCGTCTGTACAGACACGCAGTAAAGCTGAACTAGAAGCCAACCCAAAACTCGATGAACTGTTTAGTTATGCCGATCAGTACATGGACAATGATATCTTTGTCTTGCCCAATCAAAAGGACTGGGACGCAGGGTACGATAGAATCACAGAGTTACTCGCCATTGACCCTGAGCACATCAATCCTATCACTGGGACCCGTGGAGCCCCACATCTCTACGTGAGTCGGACCTGTATCAATTGGGCCAGTGAAATTGAAGGGTACATGTGGAAGAAACTCAAGGTCTCACAGGATTTCACCGAAGAACCTGTAGACAAGAACGATCACCATATGGATGGATTCAATGGGTTCTTGACGAGTAGGCCAGTGAGCTTAAAGCCCAAGCCCATTGACACACGGCCAGATTGGCTACTGCGTGAACTTGATGAATTGGACAGCATGAACAGTGGGCATATGGGTATCTAATGTCAGCAATAATGATCGCTATTTCTAACAAGCCCGTTTAGCTCAGTTGGTAGAGCAAGATCTTTGTAAGCTCTAGGTCAGGGGTTCAAGTCCTCTAACGGGCTCCAGCATACCATGGGCATCAGCCCTATGCCTGTAAGCAATGCGTGCTGAATGGCCGCCGCAGATTCGCTACCTGCGTATTGCATGGGCAATTATGAAAGGTTTAACACATGCCCGCTGCATCGAAGCTAGGCCCTAAACAAGGGGCAGTCCTGACAAATGAGCAGAGAGACCTGACCAAGTTTCTCATGGCATCTATTAAGCTGTGGGCCAACACTACCCAAACAGCCCGCGAGAAATTCCGTCGTGACTATGACCTTGCTGAGGGCAATGGGAAACAATGGCGACAGGCAGACAGGCTCTCTGTTACCCGCACTGGACGCCCAGCGTTAGAATTTAATCAAGTGCTGCCCCAAGTCGAACTGGTCTCTGGTATTCAACGATCCATGGATATGAACTATGTGGCAATGCCACGTGGTTTAGAAGATAAGCGTCTCGGTGAGATTGCTTCAGCGACACTCAAGGCCACAAGAGACTTTATTCGCTTACCCCGTATTGACGCTCATGTATTTGATGATGGGACAATATGCGGTTTAGGTGTCTGGAAGATATTACACTCCATCAATGACTCCAAGGATGTCTTGTGGGGTGATATTCAAGCTAGCCGTATCAATCCCCTCGCGTATATCTGGGACCCTTGGGCGAGCCCTGATGAGGGCTTCCAGGATGGGGCCTTTATGGGTGACGCCAGTTGGATGTCCATGGAAGAATTCCAGCGACAATACCCCAGCATGGGACACTTGAAGAACCCTGGCGAATGGGTCAACCAGGCAGGCAATTTCATTGGTGATAGCACATTACTCGGCTTGGGTGATAACCTTAAGCAAGAACTCTATGACCAAGAGAATGGACGCATACGCATCCTGAGTATCTGGTACAAGAAGCCGACAACGATTAAGGTCTTAGTAAATCTCGATTCTGGTCAGGTC